TTAACAGTAGATGCACATGCAGGAAAAATCTTGTTGTGTAATGATGCAGATGGTAAATTCACTTTGCCTTCTATTTCTTCAACCACACCAAGTGACCCTACAGACCCAAATCAAGCTAACAACATTGGTGCTTCATTCTTTTTCTATATTGAAACACTAGCTTCTGATCTTGACATTTTGACTGATGGCACAGATAAGTTTAAAGGTGCAGTAATCATTGGTATTGATGACAGCACTAAGAAAGCTTTTGTTCCAGCGGCATCTAATGATGTTATGACTCTGAATGGTACAACTAAGGGTGGTATTGTTGGTAGTGTTATTCAAGTAACAGCTATTGATACAGCTACTTATCTTGTACACAATTCATTATTAATTGGTTCAGGAACTATAGTTACACCATTTGCTGACGCTTAATAGGAGCTAATTATGGCAGATGCAGTAACTTCAACAACTATAGTAGATAGTGAAAGACTGGCTGTGCTTCAATTTACTAACACATCAGATGGTACTGGTGAATCAGCAGTAACCAAGGTTGATGTTAGTGCCTTAAATCCAAGTAGCAATGGGCAAACATGTACAGGTGTACATCTTGCAAAAATTTGTTACTCAACTTTTGGCATGAGTATTAAGCTTTTATGGGATGCTGACACTGACACTATTTGTTGGGATTTAAATTCTAACTATGCAGATTCAGAAGATTTTTCTGAATTTGGTGGATTGGTAAATACAGCAGGTACAGGCAAGACAGGTGATATCAAGCTAACTACAGCAGATCACTCTAGTGGTGACTCTTATGTAATTGTGCTGACACTTATCAAAAGCTATGGTTAATATTTTTTGTAGCAATGTTTCGACATTGCTACATTTTTGAATATGGCTAAAGAAAGAAAACAAAAGCCAATACCAAAAACAACTAAAGGTAAGGGTGCAAATTATCGCCCTACCAAAAAGGGTGCTGGTATGACAAAGGCTGGTGTTAAAGCTCACAGAAGAAAAAACCCCGGCTCTAAGTTAAAAACAGCAGTAACTAAAAAGAAAAATCTGACAAAATCAGAAAAGGCAAGAAGAAAGTCTTATTGTGCTAGAAGCAAAGGTCAGATGAAGAAATTTCCGAAAGCCGCCAAAAATCCTAACTCAAGATTAAGGCAAGCTAGAAGAAGATGGAGATGTTAAATGGCAATACCTAAAAATGTAAAAAACCCAAGTTTATACAGCAAGGCTAAAGCAAAAGCTAGAGCTAAGTTTGATGTCTACCCTAGTGCATATGCAAATGCATACATGGTTAAAGAATATAAAAAAATGGGTGGGCAATACAAAAACAAAGGTGGAATTATGGAAAAAAGTTTAAAGCCAATACCAGCAGACAATAAAGGTTTGCCAAACCTACCCTCTAAGGTTAGAAACAAAATGGGGTATATGAAAAATGGTGGCTCTGTTAAGTCTTTTATTGCAAGAGGCTGTGGTGCTATTGACCCATCAAGAAGAAAGAAAACCAAAATGCGAATGTCATAATGGCTAAGGGTGGTGGACTAAGAAGTTGGTTCAAAGAAGATTGGGTAGATATTGGCTCACCTAAAAAGGGTGGTGGTTTTAAGAAGTGTGGCAGATCAAAAACCAAAGGCTCAAAAAGAAAATATCCTAAGTGTGTGCCTAAAGCTACAGCCAATAGGATGACTAAATCACAAATCAAATCTGCTGTGCAAAGAAAAAGGTCAAAGAAACAAGGTGTTGGTGGCAAGCCTACCAATGTAAAAACCTTTACTGCAAGAAAAAGAAAGAAGTAATGCTGACACAAGATCAGCTACAATCTGAAATAAGAGCTTGGTCAAGTGAAGCTTTAGAGACAAAACAAGATAATGGTCATGCAACATGTCCATATGCAAAAAACACTTGGAACAAACAAAAAGTAAAGATACTTAAATCAAAAGATATTTATTGGGAAGATTTGTTTAAGTGTGCTTTAGATTTTCCAAAAGATTATGATGTAGTCATATATTGTGATTTCAATGTTGATTTACCTGTAGAAGTATTTGATGACAGGCTTAACCTATTCAATACTTTGTTTAGCAAGAATAATCTTTGGCTAATGGGTTTTCACCAAGATCACACTGCTAAAAGCATTGTAGAAGAAGATGATTTTGAGCCAATGTATGAGGATGCTTATAATATGGTCTTTATGCAGGGTTTAAAAGAATTAAACAATGCTTCACAAAATTTAGCTGACTTGGGTTATTATAGTAATTGGACAAAAGAGGAGTATGATAATATTTTAACAAGATGGAGTATTCAAAATGAAGAAAAATAAATCAGGAATAAAAAAGAACATTGCTGGTGGCTCTAACATGAGAAGAGCTAGACAAGGTGCTGTTGTGCCTATGATGAAAGGTGGTGTTGTTAAATTAGCTGGTGGTGGCATGGGCAAATCAGGAGTCAAGAAAATGGCTGGTGGTGGTAAATCAGGTGTCAAAAAAATGGCTAAGGGTAAAAAATCAGGAGTCAAAAAAATGGGTAGGGGTGGCAAACTCAAAAAATAATTTATGGCTACATCAGATTCAAAAAACTTTGAGTTAGATGTTGTTGAGTATATTGAGGAAGCATTTGAAAGATGTGGACTTGAGCTTAGAACTGCATATGACTTAAAGACTGCAAAAAGGTCTCTTAATCTTTTATTAGCTGAATGGTCTAATAGAGGTTTAAACCAATGGACTATTGCTAATAGTACAGCCTCAATGGTGGATGGTACAGCAACATACAACATTGATGATACAAACACTACTGCACCAATAGATGTTTTAGATGTGTTTATAAGAGAGACCACAGGAAGCACAAACTCTGATATACAAATGACAAGGCTTTCAAGAAGTGAGTATTCTGCTATACCTGATAAAGGCACCAAAGCAAAGCCAATGCAGTTTTTTGTTGATAAGGCATTGACACCAACTATTACTGTTTATCCAACACCTGACAAAAGTTCAACATACACAATTCACATGAATGTCCTTACAAGGATGGATGATGCTGATTCTTGTTATGACACACTTGAAATACCATTTAGATTTTACCCTTGTTTAGCCGCTGGCTTGGCTTACTACATATCAATTAAGAAAAGTCCTGATAGAACAAGCTTTCTAAAGCAACTTTATGATGAAGAATTTTTGAGAGCAATGTCACAAGATGAGGATAGAGCATCAGTGAGAATAACTCCTGATGTATCATCATATAACTTCTCGTAATGGCTTTTGCCTCCAATAAAAATCCTTATGCCATATGTGATAGGTGTGGCTTTAGATATTTTTTAAAAGAGCTTAGAAAAGAATGGAATGGTTTAAAAACTTGTCCTGAGTGTTATGAGCCTAAACACCCACAGCTTGAACCAAGAACTAATGTCATAGACCCACAGGCAGTAAGAGAGCCAAGACCTGATAACTCAGTAATACCCACAGATTTTATAGTTAGAACAAATGTTGGTTTAGGTATTGTTGGCTCTGTTTTGACCACACCAACTGAGATCACATCAGGCTTAGGAACAATAACAATAAGTGGAGCTACAGGCACAACACCTTCACCATCACCATCTCCAACACCTTCACCTACACCAGCACCCACTCCATCACCTTCTATTACTACATATACTGTAACTGTGGCTAATTATTATGGAGCAAATTATTATTATATTGATGGCTCAAGAGCGGCTACACTATCTTTCACTGAGGGCAATACTTACAAATTTGATCAATCAGATAGCACAAACAACAATCATCCATTAAGATTTTCAACCACATCAAATGGCTCTCATGCAGGTGGCTCAGAGTACACAACTGGTGTAACAACCAATGGCACACCGGGTTCAGCAGGTGCATATACACAGATCGAGGTTGCAAGTGGAGCGCCAACTCTTTATTATTATTGTACAAATCATTCAGGTATGGGTGGTACCATTAACACTAATTAGTGTTATAATTAACTTATGAGCTTAACACTAGCAACACTCAAATCAACTGTTCAAAATTATTTAGAAACTGATGAGGCTACATTTGTAACCAATTTGAATACTTTTATTCAAAATGCTGAAGATAGAATACTTAAAAGTGTACAACTTCCAAATCAAAGAAAAAATGTAGATGGCTTGTTTACATCAAGTTCAAGGTTTTTAACCACACCCACAGATTTCTTAGCTCCATTTAGTTTGGCTATTATTGACTCTAATAATTATTACTATTTAGATTTCAAACATAATTCATTCATTAAAGAATTTTCTCCATCAACCAACTTCAAAGGCAGACCAAGGTTTTATGCAATTTTTGATGATAATACCTTTGAGGTTTCACCAATGCCTGATCAAAACTACACAGCAGAATTACATTATCTCGCCAAGCCTCCATCTTTAACCACACAAGGAGATGCAGGTACAACATGGCTTTCAACAAATGCAGAAGAAACATTGTTATATGGCACCCTCATAGAAGGTGCAATATATTTAAAGTTACCTGCTGATGACATAGCACAATATGAAATCAGATTTAAAGAAAGCCTAGCTAGACTTAAAAATCTAGGTGAAGGCAGAGACACAAGAGATGAAATGCGATATGACTCTCTTAGAATTAATGTAAGTTGAATAAAAAAGATACAAAAGATAAGCCAATTAAAAAGCTTGAAGGCAAGACTGTAGCTATTGTTGGCTTAGGCAAAAGCTGGTTTGAGTATAATTTAGCCGCATCACATGGAGATCACTTTGATGAAGTGTGGGGTATCAATGCTGTAGGCTCTGTTATATACCATGATAGAACCTTTATGCTTGACCCACCTTCAAGGTTTTTAGACAGTGATGATGCTGGTGGTCAAACACATGGCATGGTTAAAATGCTTAAAACTGGTGATAAGCCTATCTATACTTGTGAGCTTGATAAAAGATGCAAGAATCTAAAGCTTTATCCTATTAAGCAGGTTGTACAAGACTTGCAATGCTCATACCTCAATAACACTGTTGCATATGCTTTGGCTTTTGCACTGTGGAATAAAGTAGGTGCAATAAGAATTTATGGTGTGGATTTTACTTATAGAGGTAACCTACACTTTGCAGAATCAGGTAGAGCATGTGTTGAGTTTTGGTTGGCTAAGTGTATGTTTGCAGGCATAGAGGTAGGCATAGCACAAACATCTACATTGCTTGATACCTGTGTGCCACTCAGTGAAAAGCTTTATGGCTATCATAGATTAAGTGACCCCATGCTTCCTTTGGTTATGAATGATGAACTTATTGTCAGAAAGAATAGTGAATTGACCTACAATGAAAAAGAAGTAGAGCCTATGTTGATAGGTAGACATGATGACAAAACAAGTCCAGTAGAGCCAAAGGAGTGGTAAATGCTTGAGGATTTTGGTGCATCAAACCTTGGTTTAATATCTGTCAAGACAGAAACAAACAAGGGTCATGACCCTGAATGGTGGGCAGAACAACTAACCAATAGAATCTGTGGCATATCAGAAAATGCCGCTCCACATGTGAGGCAACAAGCTGAGGCATACAAACTAGCAATTTACAATACAATACTTTATTATATTAAACAGGCTATCAATAGTGAGAGATGTACTATTCAAAACTTGCTTATTAGCCAAGGACACGAGGATTTAGCAAAGATTTTTAAGGAGTTAAAATAAAATGGCAATATCATCAACATTAACAACAAGTTTCAAAAAGGAACTGTTGACTGCTACTCATAATTTTGCAACTAATGGTAATGCTTTCAAACTTGCACTTTACACAAGTTCAGCAACACTTGGAGCTACCACAACTGCATTTACAACAACTGGTCAATCAAGTGGTACTAATTACACATCAGGTGGTTCTGCCCTTACTAAGGTAGCACCCACAAGCTCAGGAACCACAGGGTTCACTGATTTTGCAAATTTAACTTTTAGTACAGCTACAGTGACAGCTAGAGGATGTATGATCTATAACGATACTAATGGCGATAAGTCAGTAGCAACCATAGATTTTGGTGGAGACAAAACATCAACAGCAGGAGACTTTACTATAGTCTTTCCAGCCGCAGCCGCCTCAACAGCTATCATTCGTATTGCCTAGTATGAAATGCCTTTTGCAAAGTTTCAATTTAAGGCAGGGATAGATCGAGAGGGTACAAGCTACACCAATGCTGGTGGCTGGTTTGATGGCTCTCTAGTTAGATTTCGTAAAGGCTTTGTAGAAAAGATAGGTGGTTGGGCAAAAAATACCACCAACACTTTTCTTGGTACAAGCAGAAAGCTTTTTGGCTGGATTGCATTAGAAGGCACTAGGTACCTATTCTTAGGTACTCATTTAAAAACTTATGTAAAAGAGGGTGACAATCTAAATGATGTTACACCCATTAGGCTTACCACATCAGCAGGTGATGTAACCTTTTCAGCAACCAATGGTGATGCCACTATCACTGTTGCTGATACCAGTCATGGTGCAGTACAAAATGATTTTGTAACCTTTTCAGGAGCATCATCTTTAGGTGGCAATATTAACTCAAATGTTCTTAATCAAGAATATCAAATAGCAACCATTGTCAATGCAAACTCTTACACAGTTGAAGCAAAGAATACCAGTGGAGTTACAGTTACAGCCAATGCCTCTGACTCAGGTAATGGTGGCTCATCTGTGGTTGGCACCTATCAAATAAATACTGGCTTAGATAACTTTGTGCAATCTACAGGTTGGAGTGTTGGTGCTTGGAATACTGGTTCCTTTGGCTCTAGCACAAGTATATCTGAGACCAACCAGTTAAGGCTTTGGTCAGCAGATAACTTTGGTGAAAATTTATTATTTAATAATAGGGGTGGTAGTATCTATATTTGGGAAGAGTCAGATGGTGTAACCACAAGAGGCAAAAACATTACTGCCTTATCAGGTGCCAATCTATCACCCACAAGAGGTTTACAGGTTATAGTCTCAGATACAGATAGACATGTCTTTGTCTTGGGTGCTGACCCACTTAATGCAGGTGGTACAGCTAGAACTGGTACCATTGACCCTATGTTTATAGCTTTCTCTGATCAAGAGAGTGCTACAGAATGGGA